ATTGACAAACTTGATAAACGAGTTGAGAAAGTTGAGGGTATCAACTATGAATTATTGGAGCAACAACTCAATGATATCAAGGCTGCTAATGAGAAAATCATGGATAAAATAGAAAAGACTGATGAAAGGATGGACGACATTTATAAGATTCTTATTGATAAGTAGTATAGTAACCCTCTGCTGCTTATATGTGCTTATGCCGACATGGAGTAAGCAAGCTAAAATCAATGAACTCGATGATAAAGTGGAGCAAGCAGAAGTACCACTAACAAAAAAGGACTCCCTAATCCAATTAGCTGAAAAATTAGATATTGAAATAGAGGATGATAGCGATGTTTCAATTCATGAAATCCTCGATCTAATTATAGAGGAAAAAGAAAGTATACTTGTTCGCCTAAATGAACTAGACGCTAGTGCCGATGACACTGAAAAACTAGCTTACGAATATAAAAAAAAAAGAGACGAACAAATCAGGTTAAAACTACTAGAAAGGCTCAAATTAATTTCTGATGAGCTTGAATTAATCAAAATTGAAAGTAAATACGTAAGGGCTGACAGCCTTTCAAGACCAGAGCAAATAATCCCTGAATCAACAGAAACTATTGAAGGATTGAAGAGGGGTAAATATGTTGCAAGGTTAGATTCGACTACTGTGGTATCGTTCCTAGTTCCAAAGGATGGTGCTGATCCCGTATTTGGTGAACCAAGGTTAGATTCAACAACAATAATTAATTCTAGAGGTAAACTACATCCTAGACTAAAAAAAGAATTGGATGTGATTAAAAAAAGGCTTGAACAAGAAAAGAACCAATGAAAAAATTATTTTCCATACTTACGTTAATCTTCACATTAGTAGCATCGGGGCAACTACAACAAGAAGAAGAAAAAAGAGCATATCTATCACCTGACGGTGACCTTTACTGGAATAAGTCGCTTCCAGTTTATATTGAATTAAACATCAGTTATGGCTCTGATAGTACCATACCACTAAAAAAACCCTTTTATCTTGATACTGAAGGGGATAACTATTTAAGAACCAAATGGGAGTACGATTCAACAGGGAACTATACAACTCCAAAACGTGAACAAATATGGAAAATCATCGCTGATAGCAAACCACCAAAAACATCAGTAGAATTTATATCAAGTGAATCATATGATTTCAAAGGCCAAACTTATTATTCAGATGATTTAAAGGTTAGATTGACGGCAAAAGATAGACTTTCTGGTGTTCAGAAAATATACTATTCAATCAATGGAAGTGATTTTATGGTTTACGATAGTTTGGTTTCATTTGAACCTAAACTAGACATTGATTTTAAGTTTTATTCAGTGGATAATGTTGGTAATGTTGAGAAGGTATCAGACTTAGAGTATGAATACGATAACAATAAAGTCAGTTTTTCAATAGACAACACACCACCCACCAGTCAGTTAACAACAACGGATTCTGTTTTCTCACCAAGAGATAAAATTGGGATTATCAGTGAAGATGATCATGTAGGTGTGAGTGATATTTTTTTTAAAATAGATTCAAATCATTTTGTAAAGTACACAACACCCATTATCTTAGATAGTATAAAGCAAGGACATCACAAAATAACTTATCTATCACAAGATTGGCTGGGCAATAGAGAAGAGGAAAAAACGTTTGACTTTTTTCTAGATGCAACACCACCAGAGGTTAGGGTAGATGAGGAAATGCTTGAAGATGGTTTGACTCACTTAAGGAAAATTTCTATCTTCGTTCATGATAATTATTGCGGTGTTCGTGGTATTTTTGTAAAATTGGCTGATAGTGAAGAGTTTAAGGAGTATAGAAAACCATTTTTTATTGATGTTTCTCATTCAGAAATAATGGTTAAAGTTGTTGATAACGTGGGAAACGAAGCTATCCGCATAATTACATATGCGATAGATGAATGATAAGAGGTATAATGACTATGTAAAAGGAAAACGTATAGAAAACGTTTGCCTTAGTTTGTTAGAAAGTAGGGGCTTTAAATGCAGAATGTCAACAAGAACTCAAGATAGATTAGAAGGGTGGGACATTCTTGTTGAGTCGGCACCGCTCGACTTACCTCTGATTATAAAGGATTTGGTTGGGCAATATATCGATGTAAAGGGTATAAAATCCGAAGACAATAAATACAATTGGATTGAGCTTGTTGCATACACAAGCACCAATCAGAAACTAGGGTGGTTGTTTAGAGGAAAGTCTAATATAATTGCTTTTCAGGGGGTAAAAGGTTTTTTATTTGTTGAGAAGAGACGAATAATTGATTTTGTATTTAAAAGAATGCCTGAATTAAAGAATATGTATTTAACCTCAAAAACGGATAATACATCTGTTGAGGGGTTTGAATTTGATTTTTTGAGAAAAATAAATGAAAACTGGGATAATTTTAATATTATTACTGACATAAGAGAGAAGGACAACGCAATATATGAAGACCTTTACTCAAGACCGCAGTATGATCACGACCCTGATCTTCTCTTTAAAATAAAGACGACAGATTTGCTAGAAATGAATGGTGTAATAATTAAATGGTAGGATGATAACAAGACTGGCTATATATGATTTTGATGGAACGTTAATGGATACACCACATCCAGATCAAGCAGCTATTTGGGAGGAAAGAACTGGCAACAAAATCACCAATAAAGATTGGTGGGGTTCACCAGAGAGTCTTGATCTAGATGTATTTAATATCCAACCGTTTGGAAATGTATTAAGAAGCTTTTATAATGACATGGCCAGAAGTGATACCTATACCGTCATTATAGGTGCAAGAGTCGAAGAACTAAGACCTGAAATTACTAAGATTTGTGATTTTCATGCGATAAAGCCACATGAAATTTTATTAAAAACCAATCATAGAACAGGTAAGGATGAAAGAACTAGAAACCTGATTGATCGATTAGTTTTTGATATTGAGGAGGTTGTTATTTATGAAGATAGGGAGAAAGAATTTAAAGCATATAGCAATTTCAAACAAAACAATCCTGATTTAAGAGTTACTATCTACAAAGCTGATCAAGGGAATTTATCGTTATTGGAGTCATTTAATTCAATCGTTTCAGTTATTCAGGAAGAGATTGATAGAATTAAGTAGTATTTATAAAAAAATGAAAAAAGCGAAAAAAATATCAGCGATGGATGTGGCCGATGCTATCGGCATGAAAGAAGAGTATTTGAATGCCGTTGGGGATCAGTTAATCAAAGAGGTCAAATCTGTCGAAAATAATCTTAGCGATGATTTGACACATAATGAACAATCTTGAGGAAGCTTTTCAGGTAAAAGGCGGTGAAATGGGCGGTAAAAAAATCGCCTATGTTGATTCAGATTCTGGTGATACCTTTAAATTCAAAGACATTTTTAAAAAACACGGGGCCAGATGGAATAATAAATTTAAAGTTTGGTTTTGGTTTTTAGGTGATACCGAAGATAAGTGGAGGAACACCTATGACCGTATGATAAAACCTGCTCTAGAAGCAGCGCATCAAGCAGAGGGTGCTTCTGAAGAATCAAGTAAGGAAGCAATCATTGCAGGTATTGATCAAATTATTGGTAGTATCGACAAAGCACCAACTTCTCAAGAGGCTGAAGCTGGAATGAGTGGTGAACAAAAAAACGAACTAAAGGGTCGTTTAGATAAATTTAAGCAGGTACTTGTGAACATTGATAGTGATGAGGAGTTCAAATCTACAATGAGAACCATCATTGCAATGAAAAATGCGAGAGGACATCAATACTCTCTTTATAACACTCTGTTGATCTATCTACAGAATCCAAAAGCTACTAGAGTCGCATCTAAATATCGTTGGCAGAAAAATTTTAATCGTACCGTAAATAAAGACGCAAAGCCAATTTTTGTTTACTCTCCAGCAAAAAGTGCAATGGGTAAATACAGTAAACAAGAAAAAGATTCAATAACGAAAAAATTTTTAAGTGCAACGGGAAAAAAATCAGTGGGTGAACTTTCTGCTGGTGAAAAAGATAGACTTGATGTTACACTCAGAGGAAAATTTTATGGTGGTGCGTTTGATTTTACACCAGCCTTCGATGTGAGCGACACGACCCCAATAGAAGGTATGCCTGATCCAGTTGGCGATGCACAAGCAGCACAAAAAGATGTAAAATGGTTTGAGGAAAACGTTCTTTCTGACGAAGTAAAACCCGTATACAATGCCCTTATGGAATTTGCTAAATCAAAAGGCATTTCTGTTAATCTTGTAGATGATTTAGGTGGTGCTAGAGGCGTAAGTAAATCTGGTAGTATTGACCTGTTGAGAAGCGAAGGTAATGATGTGGGTATTACTAAAACACTAGCCCATGAGATTACACATGAACTACTTCATCAGAAATATTTAAAAGGGAAAGATGATGATACTAAGAAATTTTTTATCGGCACTGAGCAAGGTCGTGACGCAGTGGAGCAGCAAGCGGAATTAACCGCATGGATGGTGATGGGTTCTTACGGATTTGATCTACAAACAACATCACTAAATTATGTTGCTCTATGGGGTGGTGATAAAGATAAGATGGTTAAAGTTTTCGATCAGGTGGTTAGTGTTGCCAATTATCTTATTGATGAAATTAACAAAAGACTACCAGCTAATGAATCAATAAATGAAGATGCACCAATAAGAAAAGCATCTCACATTGATCCTTATGATGTCGCTAGAGCTTTAGGAGTGACTCAGGACTATAGAGATCAACTTAAAATTGATTCTCAGAAGAACGAGATGGTTGAAAACTTTTTTAGAGTAGTAAATCTTAGATAGAGTATTTATGGGTATGATGGACATGAGATTTAAACCAAGTTGGCTACCACAAGTTTCGGCCCCATATACTTATGTGGTTGATAAAATGCAATCACAGGATATACCTTGTAAATTAATCAAGGTTGATCCTAAAAAGCTGAAACCTTCTCAAGGTCTTGTATTATCAGATAAAATTTCTTCTATAAATCCCGATGATATCAAACCCATCTTCATCTCAAAGGATGACTTTGTTATAGATGGACACCATAGGTATGGAAGTGCCTTGTCATTTAATGAACCACATATTAAGGCTGTTAGGATTATGCTTCCTCAAAGGGATGCTGCACGAATGCTTAATAAGATTAGTGATATTTTTGAATATGAACAACAACAGTCAATTGAAGAGGTTGTTGCACAAGACGCTATCAATTTAAGAAATGATCCAGATACCGATCCAGCAAATTTTCTTGAAATGCTTGAAGCTGATCTTGAAGATGGAAAAGAAATGCTTCTAGACACCAAGAAAAACAAGAAAAAAATAAAAGGATACAGAACCGAGCCATTAAAAGAAAATTCTAGAGTTGGTAATTTTTTCATCCTTAAACCTTTACCTGTTGATGGGTACAAAGAGTACGAGATGGAGTTCGATAATCTACTGGACACCGATGATCTTAATATGATATATCGTACTGACCAAACACCAGTAGGTGGACTTGCCAAAACTTGGTTTCCAAATATCGATTTTTCTCAATTAGCAGGTAAGTATAAAGTGAAGCCTGAGTCATTGATAAATCGAGCAATATGTGACAAAGCGAAAAGAATGGGGTATGATGGCATAAAGTATGGCGACATCATGATTCAAGGTTTTTAAATAAAAAAAATATGGCATACTATAAGATAAAAAATATCACATCTACACTACCTAAAAGACATCATGATAAAGATCGACCAGTTAAGGTTGAGTATTTGGACGGTCTTATCACCAAGAATTACATGCTAAAAGCTGGTGAAGAGATTTACATTATCTGTGATAACCTACCAATCAATCTCAGAAAGATGAGAATCGATAAATTGGTTAGTATTCAACAAATTTCTGAAAATGTATATTACAAACTAAAAAGGGGGAATGTGGATATCGCTAAAACTGTTTCGGCACCCTCACCTGAAAAAAAGAAAGTTGTGGATACTAAGACTAAGAATCAAACCACCACAGCAAAAAAGACCACCACTTCTAAAAAGAAGACTAATAGCTCTAGCACTAAGAAGGTAGAAGGTGAGTATGATGGAATTTCTTAAATAAGTTTTTTTTATAATTTTTTATAAAAAAACTGACTTTTTTGGATTCGCTCTGTATTTATAGAAAACTATAATTTTTTATAAAACTAAACACATGAGCGATCAGATTAAAATTCTATTCCACAACCGTGATGCTGCGGGTGTAAACTATTTCAGAACTCAAACACCTGCTCAACAATTAGAAAGAGACCATTCAGATAAATTCAGAGTTGAAATTAATCCTGACTTGGATTTGACTAAACCTGAGACAATTGAATATCTTAAATCATTTCACGTAATACATTATCACAGACAACTCGCTGGCTCAATACCAGATGCTATGAAACTAGGAAATGCTTTGAGAGAAGCAGGAGTGACTCTTATAGCTGACATTGATGATTATTGGTATCTAGATAAATCACACCCGTACTATCAACTTGCAAAACAAAGAAATCTAGCACAAGATGTCATGGATAACATTAAAATTGCTGATTATGTTACCACAACTACTGACATTTTTGCAGATGAAATTAGAGCATTACGCTCAAATTCAACGGTAGAGCTTTCGGAAGATCAAATTCGAAATGTGGGTGTTTTTCCTAATGCTGTTGATCCAGAATGGATGCGTCAGTTTGCTGATAACCGCAAACCCGACCCTAATGGTAGAGTTAGAATTACCTATATGGCTGGGTCTTCTCACATGAAAGATGTACAGCAATTAAGAGGTGTAATTAATAGGCTAAACACCGACCCAGCAACTAAAGACAAATTTAAAATAATGGTAGCTGGATGGGATACGGCAGGAACCACCACAGATACCCAATTCAATAAAAAATTTGGACAAGAAATTCAAAAGCGTGGTCTTTGGAATTCAAAGATGGTTAAGGCAATTAATCGCTCTGGTGGTGATATTGATTTAATTCCTGATATCCCATCTGATCTTCGTGAAAAATATAGAGGACAAGTCTTCTTCACTAACCAAAGACCGATCAACTCAGAAGAGTCAGTATATCTTGAATATGAGAAAATTCTTACTGATGACTATAGATTAATTAATGATCCTGAATACATCAAATGGCTTAGTAAGTATGAGCGTGATAATTATTCTAACGAAACCGTCTACGGCAGAAGATGGACACAGAAAGCCAATATTTATGCTAAGGTTTTAGATGAAACCGATATATCGATAGCACCACTTGCCGACCATAAATTCAATAGAATGAAGTCGAATCTAAAGCAAGTTGAATGTTGGTCTCGTAAAATACCGATTGTTTGTTCAGACATACCACCATATAATGTTGATGGCATACATGAGAGAAATTCCATGTTGGTACCAACTAAGAAAAACTCTGAAAAGTATTGGTTCAAATATCTGAAAAGAATGATTGTTGATGAGGAGTTTAGAAATGAACTGGGTCAAAATCTATATGATGATTTTTCTGAAAAGTATCATCTTAGAAATGTAACAAATAAAAGAGCGGAGTTCTATGAATCTCTAGTTCTTCAAGCGTATCAGGTTTAATTATGGCAAAATCAACACAGAAAAAAACAGAAACTAATCAAGAGGTTTTGTCGGAGTTAAAAGTTAATTACAACGACAAATTAAAATATATGATTGGGTTGCTTGATGAGAAGTATCAAGACCCAACATTCTATATCCAAAAACATGAACTTAACATGGTATTATCCTTAATAGCTAAGGACATAACATATGTAAGCCAATCACCCATTTTTGTTTATAATGAAAATCGGTATAATGTTGAAAATTTGGGTAGTCGTAAAAATTACAACAATTTGATTGAAATGAATTTTATCTACATTTTTCATGATTTCCAAAGAAATCCAACTAACGGTGAATTCGTTTTTCAGGGTAAGATAATCGGAATATAACTATTTATGGAAAATAATAAATTTCTATAAAATGTATAAGATAAAATTTCTTCTTTTCAGAATTTACATATGGGTACATACACTATTCCTAAGAATAGGTATTGCTGTTGCTAAAGCTGAAGAGGTTGTTGGGATTAATGAACATGCGATTGGTGAGAATAAAAAGTTCAATATTCGAGTAAGGCATCGTAATCCCGTCATAAATAAATTGTTAGAAGGGCAGAGGGATGAAAAGTTTGTACAAGACTATTATGAGATTCTTCGGAAAGCAGATAAGTTTATGAAAACCGCTACTCCTGAGCAAATGGCTATTGCGGCAGATAAGCATGGTTTGAATTATGGATTGAAGGATCGCTGGGGTAGGCGATATGAGCACTACGGTTTTTTTGATCCTAAGCATAAAAACTACGGCATGACCCTAGGAGAAGCTATGGCCAAAGAAGCTGAAGAAAGAACAACCAAAGACGACAATTATAAGGTAGAATTCATGTACGACAATAGACCAATCGCAGAAGGATTGGCTGGTAGTAAGGATTTTATTGAGAAGGATGATGAGGTATTTGAAGCACTTAGTGAAGTTGAAAAAGCCAAACTAAGAAGGTTTCCAATAAAAATTATACGTGATGAGAATAGGTTAAATAAAATTGAACAATTAGCAGAATTTTTACACGTAAAAAAAATTACGGATGAGCATAAAATACTTGAATTCTTTATACCGAAGAAATTCAAACTCACAGATCATCTCAATAGTTCGGTATACAATGAATTAATATCGATCAAACAGGTATGGGTAAAAGATGATTATGGTATCCCTTTCGGATATTCTGTAAGCGAACACTATAAATTTCTTGACTATGATCAATTATACGATGTAATAAAATTTAAAGGAACACTAATAAAACAATTAACGATATGAGCGAATTTTTAAAAAAAATGCAAGAACAGCTTGAAGCTGGCGAAAAAAGCGATTTTGCTGACAAAATGAAAGAAATTGTTAACAAATCAGAATCTATGACTAGTAAAGAAGCGGAAGAAAAACTAGAAGAGAGATTAAATGAGGCAGGTAGGGTTGAAAATGACAAAAGTGGTGATGAAATGTTTCAAATTAATGAAGAGTATAGAAAGAAGATGCTTGAAATGAAAGAAGAGTCACGAGTTCTCTATGAGGTGGCTAGGATTTCAAACCTGAGAGCAGAAATTGATGCAACTAAAGCTGAACATGAAACAGTGATTAGAATAATGGAAGAAGAGCTTGCTGCTCTAACAGAAAAATTTGAAAATGAGAATGGAGAACTCAAAAATTACGTATCAGATTCAAATTCCTAATCATTTAATTTTTGTACACAGTACAAATACGGGTGGTTTTGAATCTCTCTGTTACAATTAGATTTTAGTTTAGGTGATTTAGTTTTAGCCCACCGAGAGGTGGGTTTTTTTTATTTCAGGTTTTTATTATTAAAATAATACAAATAAATATTGAAATAATGCGAGTAGCTAGGTATATAAAAGAATCACTTGAGTATAATGATGGTAATAACACGGGAGCTAAATTCCTATGTAATTATTATCAAGAATTGTTGGGTATTGCCGATACTCATCATAAGGTTGTCCAAACCAATAAAGACAGACCTTTACATGAGGCATTTGCGAAATATCATAGTTAGGTAATAATGTTGTTTTTGTTTTTAAATGCATCGATATCGATGCATTTTTTATTTAACGGTATTTATATAAAATTCTTGAAATGGCGATAAATATCAAATTTCCTATAGAAGATGATGTCGAAAAAAATCGAGCGTTACGTTTAAACAATACAACCAAAAGCGCACTAACCTCTGATTTATTACTGCTCTTATTAACAGAAAAGGGACAGCGATATTACAATCCACAATACGGCACCAATCTTCTTCAGTATGTATTTGAACCAAAAGATGCGCCAACTATTCAAGATATTGAAGAAGAAATTCGGGATACTGTCAAAACGTTTATCCCTCAACTAACAATAAAACAAATAAGATTTTTTGAAGATGTTGATGATACTGGTGCTGCTGTTGGAGAGAATCAATTGAGCATTGTAGTAGATTTCAATTTTTCTGATGATGTTTTTTCTGAAGATTCATCAATAACAATTACCGTTTAATACCACTTATGTCTGATAGCCGAGTTAATTATAATAAAAGAACCTTTTCTGAAATACGAGCAGAATTAATTGCATTGGTTCGTGAATACTATCCAGATATCCTATCTGACTTTAGTGATTCAAGTGTGGGTAGTTTATTGATTGACCTTAACGCAGGTGTTGCCAATAATCTTTCTGTTAACACCGATAGAGCGTTCCAAGAAACCCAAATAGAATATGCTCAACAGAGAGCATCGATTTTAAATATTGCCAAAAATTTAGGCTTTAACATCCCATCAAGAAGACCGTCTGTTACTGTGGTTGACTTTACTGTTGATGTACCTGTTAGAGGTGACCAACCCGATCCTGACTATCTACCAACACTACTACCGAATGCTCAAGTACTCGGTGGTGGACAAACTTTTGAAACAGATGAGGTGATTGACTTTAACTCACCAGTGAGTAATTTAGGTGATCCGAACAGATCACTAGTCCCACAATTAGATACTAATGGAATTATTCGAAGATACAGGGTAACTAAAAGAGAAGTTGTCGTTAATGGTGAGACTCAGATATTCAGTCGAGTTATTCGTGATTCTGAAGTTATTCCTTTCTATAAGTTGAGATTACCTGATCCAGACGTGACTGCTATACAGGACATTATTCTATTGGCAGGGACTACATTTAATTCTGATCCATCAGAGGACGATTTCCAAAATCCAGAAAACAAGTATTACGAAGTGGAGCATCTTTCTCAACAAAGAGTTTTCGTTGAAGACCCTAATGGAGGTAGTAATGTTTCAACAACTGGTGACAGTGGAATAAAAGCGGGTAAATGGATTGATGTGACCAAAAAGTTTATAAAGGAGTTCACTGCTGATGGATTTTGTGAACTGACCTTTGGTGGTGGTAACGGTGAACTTGATGCATTTAAAGAGGGTTTTTTGAAAGCGGGTGTTAGTAATAGAGCATTTTTAGATAATTATTTAGAGAACACGGCACTCGGTGAAAGATTAGTAAGAGACCATACTTTATTTGTGAGATATCGTGTTGGCGGTGGTACCGCATCTAATCTTGGTGTCAACACTCTCACCAACCTAGGTGCATTCACATTAAATGTTGACGGGCCACGTCAGGATTTTAATAATGAAGTTAGAACTAGTTTCACAGTCAACAACCCAATTCCTGCAATTGGTGGTAACAATGGTTTATCTGTTAATGAGATAAGAAACTTAATCAAATACAATTTTTCATCACAAAGAAGAGCAGTAACCATCAATGACTATCTATTCAAGATATTTGAAATGGATGGACAGTTCGGATCACCATATAGAGCAAATGCGTTTAAGCAGGATAACAAAATCGTGATACCGATTCTTGGTATCGGTTCTGATGGTAAATTAAACAACACATCAAATACTGTATTGAAAGAAAACATTACTGAGTACCTAAGTGAATTTAGAATGGTTAATGACTATGTTGAGGTTCGTGATGGGAGAATATTTAATCTTGCTCTTGACATTGAGGTTTTTGTGAGCAACGAAAACCAAAACATCATTGCGAATTCAATTATTCAAGAAGTTACTAATTTCTTTAGTATTGATGACCAACAAATGAATGAGGACATATTCATCACACCCTTAATAGAAACAATTAACAACGTGACGGGTGTGATCAACGTGCTTAGTCTAAAGATATTTAATCAGGTTGGTGGTCAGTATTCTTCTAATTTTGTTGAACAGGAATTTGTTAACGATGCCACCAGAGAAATTCAATTGATTAATCAAACCATTTACTCAACAGAGGACTCGATGTTTGAAATAAAATTTCCACAAAGAGACATAAGAGTAATTCCAAAAAAGAGGGTTCAACTTTCTAGATAATGGAAAAAATAAAAAGAACGGCAAAGCAGAAGGTTAGATTAACCGATATTGGTAATAATCAGGCAATTATTGAACCTGATCCAGATGCAACATACAGCTTTAAAATTCTTTTGACCGAAAGACTCACTGATTTAGGTTTTTTTGAAGCCATTGATCAGAATAATGTTTACAGTAATACCCTTTTCGGTATAGGGGAAGAACTACTTTAGTTATGAAGTATATACATTCAATGTGGTCAGCACCATCTACGAAAAAAAAGTTTGATGGTGACTTGGATGAAAAATATCTAATAAAAAATTTTTACACTTATTTTCTTAGTGCACTATTAGCTAAATATCATGGTCATTCGATTGATCTAATTTGTGATGAAAATACATTATCAGTGTATGGTGACATACCTTACAACAACATAAGTGTTGTTGATTTTGAAAACGATGGAGTAAGTGATAAATTTTGGATATATGGTAAGATAAAGGCACATACCCTAATGAATGAGCCGTATATTCATGTTGATGGTGACGTGTTGCTAATAAATGACATTGATCAGAAATCTTTTAGTAATGCGGGTGTTGTGGTTCAACAAGTAGAAAATCATAAAATTCTACCAACTTTCAACAAGAACTATTTATCCTCATTGCCAATTTTTGAGAAAGTATTGCCTGAGATCAATTGGAATAAATATGGCCTTGTAGCTTACAATTGTGGGGTGGTTGGTTTTACCAATATGAAACTCCAAAAAAAATATGCTGAGGGTGTTCAGGAAATATTACAAAAATTATCTTCTTATTCTGACTTTAAAAATGTGAGAGAAAAATATGCGGGGATGTTTTTAATTGCTGAACAATCATACCTGTATTTATTACTACAAGATGAGAATATAGCACCTTTAGAGGTTTTAGAGCATCAAAAATTAATGGATGCTGATGATTCATGGGTTGCTATGAATAAAATTGCTCAAAAGAAAGGCTATATCCATTTATGGGCATCAAGTAAATATAGGAATGATGTCATTGAAAAAATAAGAAAAAGAATAAAAAGAATGTTTCCAGAATACTACCATATTTTGGAGAAATTCGAACTAGATTATAAAGATGCAATTCACGGTAACAGGTCAGTCTTCAAGTAGATTAGTTGAGTTGAGGAAATATGTGGTTTCTGGCCCACTCACTGATCTTTATTTTCTTTCAGGTGCTCCTGAAGATGGGGATGGGTTAAATCCGAATGAAAGTGTTACGGGTGCCACAGCTTCCACACTGACATATTACATTGGTGGGATAACGTATGTTGATCAAATCGTTGAAGACACGACAACCACGTTTTTTTCATTCGAATCCTCTGGATGTAGTGACCCTAACAATTTTGTTGACCTACCTATTCTTAAAGATGAAAGTAAACAAAATATTGTCGCCAAACCAGAAGTTGGAAGTGATGTATTTATAATCAGGGAATCCCTATCAGTTTTTGAAAATCACTACCGTCTAAGAAGTGTGGGTAGTTTAGCTGAGCTTGAGTTCTATGCTGGTGGGCGTAATTTCAATATTGTAAATAATACATAGTATGGCAATCGGTAATTTTGGTAATATTCGTGCTGCTGATATCGATGTTAATAACATCGATGTGTTTTATAGTTATTCACCAGATCGTACACAAAACTCTAATGAATTTTTTAGGTTAACAGCCACAGATGTTTTAACGGATATCCCACTTCCTGATGGTGATGATCTTGTTGGTAATGATACTGATGATAATCTTTTGGAAGGGATGTATAACTTGACACTCCCTTCAACAGTTTTTAATGAAACTGGAATATATACGGTATATCTGCAACCAAAAAAATATCGTACTGTAATACAGGATTGTGGTGTGTTGTCAGCACTACCAAGTATTAAAGGTATACTACTAGACAGTAATGATTTGCCTACGGAATTAACCGCTAACAATGCACTACAGGGATTTAGAGTTGAGTATATTAATGATGATGGTACTAAACTAAGAAATGTATCAAGATTTATAACAACTTCAAATAAAGTGATTCCCGTAACAGAAAACATTGGTAACACTTCTCAGGCTTCGGTTAGATACCGATTTGATGACGCTGGTACGCTTATCTTTTGTCAGGTGACCCCATCATCATCTAGTAACGTTAAACCGAACGTAACGCCATTTATTGGCCTACCTAACCAAAATATTATTATAAGCAGCACTGCTTTTAATCCATTGGCTGTTGAGGTTGAGTTTGTTGAAAATGATATTGATACTGTAGTTGATTATGTGGGTGGTGAACAAATTAAAGATGTGGATAACGGTATACTCACACACTACACTCGTGATGATAATGGTGATCGACAAATTCTAAAACAATTTGATTTATATGAAATTAAGGATGATGTTGGTAATGTTTCCTTATTTGAGGTTAAGGAAGAAAGAGACACTATCGACAACACTCAAGACTTTTTAGATATTACTGATAGTGTTCAGTAATTTGTTTTCTCATATTCGTTTTTCCTATAATCCCGATTTAATAATCGGGATTTTTCTTTACTAGTATTTATATGAAATTCGAATTTAGTGGCAAGACGAAGAGTAATAAACAATGGTCAGAACCAGAATCTAATTGGTGGTAATTTTTTTAACGTTGCATCCGAAACAGTTTTCAATTTAGGCACTTTCAAAGTTGAGACCAATCTAGCGGGAAGAAGAACCAGAAGGTATGGTAATGAATTAAGCAGTTTCGCTAGACCGATCACACTAGAAACTATTCAGTTAAACGATGAGGATTCTGATAGGGTTGAACTGATGAACAACAAGGTTGTGTTGAACCTTGATAGATCGGATATTAAAAACTTTGCACGGTTCGGTTCTGCTTCTGAAATATTTCGTGTATCTGTTCGGAACATTATTTCAACATATCCTGCAAGTCTTTATGCTGACCCACAAACTGATTTAGGTGGTAGCACCACTGTATTTGATTATAGTTATAATCCACTTGACGATACTGCTCTATTTAAAATTCCATCAAGAGTACTTAGTAATGACTTCGGACTCATATTTGATCTTGGTAATCAAACCATACCTGATGAAAATGAACTTAAAAATCTAAACATATCATTCTCAAGATATGTTGTGTATCGCCCAAGCGATCCAACAGACAATTCACATAATTTGATTGGGTTTACTGGCGACAGTCCCTCAAGACAGTTTATTACGGTTAGATGTCTAGGGAACCCGTTTGATGAACTTACTGGTACCACTGCGCTTGCTCAAGTTCATTTAAAACCTAATGTGCTTGACTATAATAGATTTTATACTGATCTAAATGACCTTGAGCAATTTCTCATATCAAATAGATTGGATGATAATACTGGATATGTTGTCAAACTTAAAGGCCCAAGGATAAATCAACAAGGAGATGTTCGTTTCTCAGATGTCAGCTTTAAGTGGCCTACAACCGATGGATATAATCTTGATATTACGGGTGCTGGTTTTGATAGTTATTTAAATGGAATTTTAGGTATTGGAACTAGTTACGATGATATTAAAACTGATTTGGTGGCACGACTTCTTACTCCATCATCCATTAAAGTATACGATGAAACAAATGAAGGTAAGATCACCAAGCTTTTAAGGATATACGGTCGTGAATTCGATGAGATTAAAAGATTCATTGACTCGCTTGTTTACATCAATAGAACAACCTACGATAAAAAAGAGAATGTTCCTGATATTCTAGTTAAAAATCTAGCTAGGAGTTTTGGCTGGGATACTTTCAATTTAGTTGAAGAGACTGATCTAGTACAAGCATTTTTTTCGGATACAGAAGAACAAAGTGAGGATGTACTTCTTCCACCCGATATAGATATTGAGCTATGGAGAAGGATCATTATCAACACCAATTATTTCTGGAAATCAAAAGGTACTAGAGCAGCAATAAAGTCAATATTTCTTCTGATTGGTATTCCAGAACCTTTTATTAATATCACTGAATATGTTTATACTGTCGATGGGAGGATAAATCCAGACACAGTAACACTCGATCTTGCTGATTTACCTTCAGCAACGCTACCATACAATAGCCAAGGCTTTCCAATAGCACCAGCAGAAACCAATGATTTTTTCTTTCAAATATCGGGTGATACTGATAGCGGTCAGGAGTACATTAATTTATATAGAAGATTAGGCTTCCAAGTAAATAGAACAGTCGATAACAAAAAGTCATGGCCACAAGCAGGCATCGTTGAGAGAATTGACGACACTACCCCTAACTACTTCCAACAGGATAGTCAATTAATAATCAACACGAAAGAAATTGATATTACACTTGATCTGGCACGTGGAATCGAATATGATGTTTATTGTTATAATAAAGATGTTGATGAGCCTTTAACGTCATCGGCTGTAACACGACCATACATTTATGTTAATGTTCCTTTTGAGTATGGAGTGTCTGCAAATACATTTACTATTCCCGAAACACCACTATCTGGCAGTGCAATTCAGGTAAACTTTAACGGGATTACACTTACATCAGGAGGTACTGGTCAAGGAGATTATACTAGAGTAAATGATACGACAGTACAATTAAACGATCAGGTTGCCCTTGAGCATTCAAATGGTGATAGAGATGAAATTACTTTAACCTATCTCCACGATAGACTTGATTCGGCAGCATTTCAAACAGTAAAATATATTGTAACAGCACCAGTGGTAAATGCCAATGGTACTGTTGTTGATTTAGGTGAAGAACCATTAGGGGATATACAATTAGTGGTGAATGGTGTTTCATTAACGAAAGGTACAACCTTATTCACAGGAGATTTTATTATCGATCCAAATGATCGCACTAAAATTATTATTCAAAATACCGAGCTTCAGTTATATCTGCAATCAAATCCTGTGGTACGTATTTGGTATATTGTTGACGATGGGGAAACCACAGTAAGAAAACAATCTGAAGCCTTTAGAGTGGATAGTTTTAACTCAAGCAAATTGTTTTTTGATCCACCGAATTATGTTTATACCATGAACTATACTGGCTTTGATGGAGAATCAATTAAAGTTACACTAAATGGTATTACACTACAAAATGGAAGAGACTTTACGTTAAATCCAAACAATAAGAAACAGATTAAGTTTAAGACGAGTGTTAATATAAATTTTGGTGATGTGATCGGTGTTTACTATATCATTGGTACTGGCACCACACCACCACTTCTTCCACAGGATGATACTTTTCCACCAGTATCCGATTTAAGTTTCTTGGAGTATTTGGAGCTTATTCAGCGAAGACTAATTAACGTGAGGAACAGAAAAGTTATTAGTAATTTCAATGGTGGATATTATCCAACAGTTCTTCAGTTATATGAAGAATATGTGAGAAGAAGCTTCCTACCGTCTTCTGATCCACTTGTTAGTAATGGATATACTTTTGAAAACTTATATCCATTCATTAATCAATATAACGCCTTTTTTACAAGATTCATTAATCAATTAATGCCTGCAACGATAATATTAAGAAAAGCTGGTATTATGATTAGAAACACCTCATTTACTAGGCAAAAGTTTATGTATAGACGAGGCGTAAATTTTGATCCTAATTTACAATACCTAGGTGATGATAGTGCAATATATAAAAAAGTTATTCCATCAGGTAGTTGTGAATGGACTGATGATTTTGTTTGTGAATTTGTACCACCACCAACTACGACCACAACCACATTACCACCACCAACTACGACCACAACCACTACGTTGGCACCACCACCGACAACTACGACCACTACGTTGGCACCAACCACAACTACAACCACAACGCAGGCACCGACAATTGGTCTGTTGTTACAACTTACACAAGACGGTGGGCCTACAGCAGAGTTTAGAGGTAATTTTTCAGGAACAATACTCAATGTGACAGGCCAAATTGATACTGCACTTGGAAGTAGAACATTCACAAGCTCTAGTGTGTCGACCACTCTTACTAAGAACGACAATGGTGGTTTCATGGAATCAACTCTTTCGGCTACAATCAGGTATTTCCGTAATGGAATTAGTCAAGGAACTAGATTCTTAAATCCTAACGAATTTGTGAACGAAAGTTTCACTTTTACTGGTGTTGGTGCGAGTGATGTATTAAGTATTGAGATTGAAACAGAATTTGAATTACCACAGATACCTGAACTCCGATAAAATATGAAGTACTTAATATCAACATCAGATACAAAATATTTTCAGTGGCAATTGATTGTTCAACACCACAATTTTTTAAAAAATAATATCCATAAGGATATGATTTTAGTTTACTCTTTTGATCAAAAATCATCAAAAGAATTTGAACGGTTATGTCGGGCGTTAAGAATAAAAGCTTATGGATATCTAGATGATAGAAAAGAGTGGGGATATACCCCATCAAAAAGATCATACATTTTATCAAAACTTTTCAATGATCTTCCAGAGCTTGAAAACGAAACAATATTTTTCACCGATCCAGATGTTCTTTTTAATAAAAAACCAGATTTTTCAAAATTTGATGATGACGATATTTGGTATTTGAGTGATACTCGTTCGTATCTGGATTCAAAATATATTAAAAGTAAAAGTGAAGAGCTTTTTATTAAAATGTGTGAGATTGCTGATATCGATCCACAATTAGTAATCGATAATGATAATAATGCTGGGGGTGCTCAATACATCATGAAAAACCTGAATGCAGAGTATTGGTTAGAAGTAGCACATGTTGCTGAAAAGCTTTACAAATTCATGAAAAGTACCGAGAGTAAGTATAATCCTGAACACCCGATACAATCATGGACAGCAGATATGTGGGCATTAATATGGGTTGCATGGAAAATGGGATATCAAACAAAAATTCCAAAAGAAATGAATTTTTCTTGGGCAACAGATTCAATAGATAAAGTAGAGAGTGAGGGTATTTATCATAACGCAGGGGTGTTCGATCAGAAAGATTTATTTCATAAGGGACATTATTCTGGTAAATATCCGTTTGGCGATGATTTATCATTTGTGAACGATAAAAAAGGTAGCATTTATTATGCAAGAGAGATTGCGGACACAAGTAAAAAATATAAAGAAATTTTAGAATATATAAATGGCTAATAGTAGACGATATTTAATGAATTGCACATTTACTGTCCCTAGTGGGGTTACAACAGTAACAATTACCAATCAGTATGATTTAACTACAGCCTTTTCAGGGACTAGTTTATTCGGTGGTAATTCAGGTGAGACATTTACTTATAGTGCAATTACTTTAACGGGTCTTACATTTTTGTCAAATGCTGAATATGAAGATCGAGCTAGAGATTTTATATCATATGTTCATGGGTTAACCGCAAACACTCTTAATTATTCAATATCAGATTTAAACAACTTACTTAATCAGGCCGAGCAAGATGATCCAATTAATTGTCCTGATCCGACTACCACAACATTAGCACCAACCACAACATTAGCACCAACAGCAACTACTACCACAACCACCACTACCACAACCACTACAATACCACCAGATACTCTTATTGCTGTTGGCGGTGCAGTCCTTGCTGGGGATGATAGTGCATTTATTTTAAGGTCTACTGATAGTGGTATTAGTTGGGGTTCAACAACAATAACAGGTGATCCTGATAATCTTCGTTCAGTTAGAATGAGAGACAGTTCTTTTGGTATTGCTGCTGGTGGCGTTGGGTCTGCTTTCGCAACAACTAATGGTGGTATTAGTTGGGTTCAATATGGTTCAGATGGAACGACTGGTACTGTTCCAACTGGTGGGGGAGTATTTCCAAACAGTGATCAAAATGTTGATTTTTCAAGAGTATCTAATTTTGAAGGGAATACTGTGGTTATTGTTAGTGATGGAGGTACTGGTGGTGGTGCTAATACAGAGAGACAACCTAGATATTCAAATGATAACGGGAACCAATTTGCAATAACAATGGGTGGCGGCAATCAAGGTAGACACGCATATAGAGATGTTGTTGTACTTGATTCAAATACTGTTGTTGCTGTTGGAGTTGGGTCTGGACAAAATGCTGATTCCATTGAAAAATCAACTAATGGTGGGCAATCATTTACTGGAATTATAAATAATGGGCCAGACTTTAATGCCTTAGCATTTAGAACCAATAATGTTGGTTATGCTGCTGGTCTTAATGGATTGTATTATGTTACCAGTACTAGTGGTGACTCATGGACAGATCAATCTGGAGCACTTCCAACTATAGATAGCAATGATCCAGACATCTATCGAATTCAATTTGTAGATAGTAATGTTGGTTTCATGCTTGCTCATGAAGATAGTGTCAGTGGTACAACAGCAGTAATTGCAACTAATAATGGAGGTATCACATGGACACTAATTAATCCTGCTGGTATCACAGCAGTTAGACCACCTAATGGTATACTTCCTTCTGATATGGTGTGGAAAGATGATCAGGTTGGTTACATATCATTCTTGGACGGTGATGTAATTCAAACACAAGATGGTGGTGTTACATGGATATTAAGAGGAAATGTTGGATTATCTGGTACTGATGAGCTTAGAAGTATTGCGATAGTTCCATAACCTTCAGTATTTATATAAAATTTTACAATATGGGATTCATAATAGATCAAACAATAGTAAACATTAAACTAACTGACCTTGGTAGGCAATTACTTTCTCAGGGTAATTTAAGTTTTGATCTATTCGCAGTTGGTGACAGTGAAATTGATTATGAACATTATTCAGAAATTAATTTTGATGCCTCTAATGCGAGAATTTTAAGACCGAAAGATGCTGCACCTGAAATACTTTCATTCATAACTAGAGAGGGTGTTAATTCGATTAATAGTGGCGAAACATTTAATCAGTTAGGTGCTGTGGTATCAAATACTTCAGATATAACTAATACTGCTCCTGTTCGTGGTTTCTTTACTTCTGGGACTACTAAATCCATTATTAGTGAAGCCAATATCGCTAAACAGCCTGATGTGGCAATACAATTGTCGGGAGTGACGGGAGGAACCCTAGTTACACTCCAACAATCTATTACCTATGGCTCTAACCCAACCGAACCAGTTGTTGGTGATTATTTTGTTGTACGTTGGGGTAATCCTGATTTAACTAACACTTTAGGTTTTGACGTTGATCAGCCAATACCTTACATATGGTATAAAATTCAAGAAATTTTATCAGGCACACTTGCAGGAAATAACTTAGTGGTTAGAGTGGATAAACCAACTCCGAACTATAGTGGATATACTGGCAATGCTTTAGCTGGTGCTGTGGTCTACCCTAATAGCAATGGTAGACAAGTTTCTGGGGATTCTATACAAAATTATTACGGAGCACCATTTATAACTGACTTTGTTTCTGAAGCAATATTAGCATTTATACAAAATTGTGACACACCAACAATAGATGTACCAATATGGAACATGCATATTGTTTTTAGAAAAGATGTAGAAGGGATTGGTGTGTCTGGCAGAACCAAGGGACAATATTTCTCAACTGAATACAGTGGTTTTATACAATATATTCAAAATCAAGTACCAACTATCGAAAGATTAGGGTTGATACACTACACCAATAATTCACCAAGTAATAATTATGGTGAAGGGTTTGTTCCAGATACCGTTGTGGTTGAACTTCCAACTATAATGGATTATCGTAACTCTAATAAACAAATTGGTATGACTTTAACAGCAGCTAGTCTACCGTTAACACTTACAGGTCTTTCAACTACATATCAAGACCTTGCCGATCAATTCGGTAACATTGTTGGTAAAGTTTTTCTTGATTTAAAAATGATTGTGATTGAAGATCAGGAATTACTATATGCATTAAGCTATAAATCGAATAGAAATTGGACGCTACCACCAGTTAGTGCAGGATTCAATATCACCAATTGTCCTGAAAGTGATGTGAATGTGATAGCGACTGTAGTACCATAACACCAATGGCAATTGTTAATTATACAATAACAGGAATGTATCCACCATTTACTATCTTTCTTAAAGAAGGAAGTGTTACTGGAAATACCGTTTCAAGTGCTTTTGTACAAGAATCTGATGTAGAAGAATCGTTTCCTGATGAGGTTTTTGATGGGACATACTTTATAGAAGTTTATGACTCTCAAGGAGGTGTTGATATTGAAGGGATTGTTGTCACGGGTAGCCCCGTGCCAAGTGCTACAGCGCAAATTAATTTAACTGTTAATACTATACCAAGTGATAATGAGTCATCAACTAATGTTACCGTTGCATTTCAAGATGTGTTAACAGGGGATACGCAAGTTTCCAGAGGAGGTTCTAGTGATTTTTCATCGACCTTTATTATTAATAATACTGAAAATATAGAAGTTTTTTTGTCGGGAACCATTAATCAACCTTCTGACATAAATGTTGCTGCATATGAAATAAGATACATAAAAAATGGTATCCTACAACAAACCGAAACGGGTGGCGGTGGTGTGACAACAGGATTTAGTGCTGATGAGATTTTTACAGTGAATGATCTTGTGAGTGGTGATACGGCAAGAATCGAAATTGTAGTTGATTACGAAAGTTAATTATGCCAGACATTCAATATACGGTATCGGGATCATTTGCGCCTTTTGGTGTTGAATTGCGTGAAGGTGGGTTTACTGGGCCACTTGTAAGAGAAGCTGCACATCTTTCAGGTGGTACTTTTGTTTTTGAAGATGTCCCTGTTGGATCGTATGTTGTTGTAGTTTATGATTCTGTAGGGGGTCAATTAGTGTTTACTGGTTTAGCTGAAGTTACTACAACCACTACAACGACTACAACCACTACAACGACCACTACAACGACCACAACCACTACAACAGCAGCCCCTACCACAACTACGACCACACTATCTCCGTTCCCTGTTCTAGTTGCGGTAGGAAATACTACTAATCTTTCTACTGGTAATGCTGCAATATATAGATCAGTTGATGGTGGGGAAACATGGTCAACTATTGTTGATCAATTGTATGGTACATTAAATAGTAATTTATTTACAGTAAACAAATTTAATGACGGATTAACCATGATTGCTGGTGGTGCGAATGGGTTGGTGTTACGGTCGGATGATGCTGGTCTTACTTGGACTTTTATTGACCGTCTTAATACTGGAAGTATTCTTGCATTTGCCTTAAGTGAAGTTTCAAGAGGTGTGGACGGAACAATGCATGGTGTTGTAGGAGCCACTCTATATAGAACAACTGATAGCGGACAAAATTGGTCTCAATTGGCTAGTAGTGTGGGTGGAATATCTAATGCAATCTTCTATGACCCACCATCAACAGTTGTCGCAGGGTATCTAGGTGGGATTTCTCGTTCAACAAACAATGGCAGTAGTTTTAGTACTAGAATAGCTGAAGGGTTCATACGTTCTATTGATTTCGGCACCGAAAATAATGGGATTGGAGTTGGGGTTCAAGATATTAATACAGATGACGAGGCATTATATTACACATTTAATAATGGACAAAGCTGGACGGATGGAACAGCATTTTTACCGTTAACACCAACTGACGATATAATTCTTGAGCAAGTACAATTTGTTACTCAAGAAATCGCATATGTTGTTGGTGCGAAATTCCTGAATGATGACATTAACGATATTGATGACCCTGTATTTTATAGTGGTAATACTACTTTTGGGAATGGATGGATAAACTTATCAGCACCACTTACCGCAGTAGCCAATTCAGAAGGATTAACTGGCCAACAAAGATCAGTTAATAGTTTATTTTTTAGTGATAGGAACGTTGGATGGGTTGCTTTTGAAGGCGGTGTTGTTGCTAGAACACTAGATGGTGGACAGAGTTACGATGTGGTTAGAACACTACAGAGTAACCCAACAACGGATCGTCTTTTCGCAATTGTTGGTGTTGAGGGTGTTTACACCCCTTCAATATTTGGTATTGGAGAAGATTTACTATAAAAAAAGATGACCGTATTTATATAAAAATTATTCTATGGCATCAGGGTTTACTGTATTTCTTACTTATCAATTAGAAGGAGCAGCTTATTCAGCAAATACTAGTTATGGTCACAGCACACCGTTACATTGTGCATACATTCAAGAAATAACAACAGATACACTTTCAGGTAAGTTTATTAATTGCTTTTTTCCTTCACAGAACGCATTTCCCTTTTTAGTTGAACCATCTGGCGTGACAACGAAAACAGGATTTACCGCAACCAAAGTAAATGTTCTCACACAAATTGTAAGCGGAATTACCGATAGTACAGTAACCATTGAACCTGATCCGAATGGTTGGTTTAAAAGAGATGTAACTGCACAAATTACTGGTCATACTGTGGGTCAACCCCTTTCACCATTCAAACTAGCAAACACCACATTCCAAGTGAATCCTAATGATTTGGGTGATCCGTATGATTTAATGTATCTCAACTACCCAACTTCATTGTCGGTCGATGATGATAAATTATCTTTTGGTGAAGAAGTATTTTTCTATGGAAACATATCTGCTGATATTAGAGCAAGAGCGTTTACCACAGACATACCAGTCACACTATCATTAGGTGAATTTAATGGAACTACTAACCCATCATGGGATGGTCAGTCTTCTGTCTTCATTACTGAAATTGGGATTTATGATGAAGATGAGAATTTATTAGCCATCAGGAAATTAGCAAATCCCAATTTCAGTAATGAAGACAGAAAACTGACCATCCCATGATGGGTTAGTAGTTCCATTAAATTCACCTA